TATTGAGATTGATTCAATATCTAAACTAGTATCTAAACCACTAAAAGAAAAGTTGAGATATGATGCAACAGAACTTAACTTCTTAAAGAAAACTACTAAAGCTCGTCTGCCCTTGTGACTGATTTTGATGTATATAAAAATTATATTGCAATTAAGAACCACTTCACCAAAGAGAAATACAACTATATAACTTATAATGGAAAAACAAGAGTAACCATAGAAAGTTTTTATAAACGCAAGGATAGGTTTTTCTTTGAAAAGATGAGCCGTCAAAAAAGTGATGATGAAGTTAAAGCATATTTTGTAGCAAACTTTGTTGAATGTGATGATCCAGAAAGACTATGGATTGGTGATATAATTCGTAATGGTGAAGATATCTATACCGAATGGTTAAAGAAATCACAAAGTCTTTCTTATTTGTTTATGACCGAAGCAGAAGTTTTTATTACAAAGAAAAATTTTAATGAAATATTTGAATGTAAAACGGGAACCCATCCAGAAATAATTAAAAAGTATTTACAGAAGGGAATTTCATTAGAAACATTAACTATTTTAGATATGATATTGGAATATGTAAAAGACTTTGATAAAAAACTTACAGATCCAATTTGGAAGTTTGTAAGTTTGAGAATTCGGAAATACAAGTGTTTTCTAAATATTGATGTAGCAAAATATAAATCATTACTCAAGGAGATTGTAATGTGACTAGATTTTTTAATTCTGAATTGGTTCGGGAGACTTTAGTAGAACTTGATGAGATGCAAAGGCAAATATTTAATGATATGCTTCTTGTTCCTTTTTACGATAACGAACAAAAAAGAAATCATCTACAAATGATGAAAGAATTTTTGGAAAAGGAAAAACTTTTTGTTTTTAGATTATCTCTTTCTGATGATCCAGATGCAATTAAAATGAAAGAAGAGATGTTAGATTGTGCTGAATTGATAGGATTTGATAAGAATGAAGGTATTGATGCTTTTTTCAAAATGCTTGAAGGAACTATTAAAGGACTTGAAAATACCCTTGACGACTGACCTTATGCGTGTTATACTTGATACGTCAAACACATCCCAATACAATTAATACGGAGAATACAAATGTCATTTGCTGATTTAAAGAAGCAATCAAAGATGGGTTCTTTGACCGAGAAACTCATTAAACAAGTTGAGAAACTCAACGAAACTGGTTCCAAGGATGATAATCGTTTTTGGAAACCTGCTATGGATAAAGGTGGAACTGGTTCTGCTGTAATTCGTTTTCTTCCTACTCCTTCTGGTTGTGAATTACCTTGGGCACAGGTTTGGTCTCACGCATTTCAAGGACCTGGTGGTTGGTTGATTGATAACTGCCTAACTACTAATAAGGGTCAATGTCCGATTTGTGAAGCAAATCGTGAACTTTGGAATACTGGAAGTAAAGATAATCAGAATATTGTTCGTGATCGTAAGCGTAAACTTTCTTATTACGCAAACATTTATGTAGTGAAAGATCCTGCTGCTCCTGAAAATGAAGGTAAGGTATTTCTTTATAAGTTTGGTAAGAAAGTTTTTGATAAGATTATGGCTGCGATGCAACCAGAGTTTGATGACGAGAAGCCCATTAATGCTTTTGATTTCTGGGAAGGAGCAAACTTCAAGTTGAAGCTTCGTAAGGTAGAAGGTTACTGGAACTATGATAAGTCAGAGTTTTCTGAACCTGCACCTCTTCTAGACGATGATAATGCTCTTGAGCAAATCTATAAGTCCATTCATGATCTGAATGAATTTACAGATGAAAAGAACTTCAAGTCTTATGCTGATTTGAAGAAGCGTTTGGATCACGTTCTTGGAACAAAGGGAACTCCCAAATACCAAGATCCAGAAACAGTTTCTGAAGAAGAAGAATTTGAAGCAGAACGTCGTGGAGAAAGAGTAAAGAGCGAACCCTCTTCTGGATCTTCTAGTTCTGATGATGATGACGATGATTCTGCATTATCATATTTTTCAAAGCTAGCAAATTCCTAGTTTCAAAAATCAACTTTTGATTACCTTTTCCCCCAAGAAAAATCTTGGGGGATTTTTTTGTCTGTGAGGTTTTTATACTCCAGTTAATTTTGGATTATAAGTTGATTTATTTGTTTGATTTATATAATTAGAAGATGTGCTATATTTCATACTATTTTTTAAATCAGAAACTACAACAGAAAGATATTCTGGTCTTAATATTCTAATCTGTCTTTTCTTTTCGTTGAGTTTAGTTTCGTACTCATAATTTGTAATTGGTGCAGTTGGATTTTCTGTATGTACGGTGTTGTTGAGTTTTGAGTATGTTATTGTAAAGTCAGCATCAACATTTAAACCAGAAGGAATAATAATTCTATTATACTCATCCTTTACTTCTGTAGTTTCATAGTGATGGACTTCTGCTATTTGATCGTCGGATCCATATTTGTCTAACATATAATTATACAAATCAGTATTACTTAAAGGCCATTGTTCTCTTACATTTGTAATACTATTAGTATGCAAAATGACCCAATCCAATTCGGAATTATTATAAACTTTATTTGCTATTTGTTCTGGTCTTTGATTATCTTCGATTTGATAATAAACAAAAGAGGTAATAATATTGATTATATCAGTTCTAATTGCTGCTCTTTTGAATATATTCTTTACTGTAATATACTCTTCGTTTGTACTAACATCAGACAAACGAGAAAGATATTGGATATTTGGTAATTCTCTGAAGTATCCCATTTTTTTTAATAACCTACGTCATCGTCTTCTACCATATCTAAATCATTTCTATCTTCAAATATTGAAGTTTTGTAATCAGTATTATATATTGGTTCAATTTCTTTAAATTGTAATGTTATTGATACCGATACTGGTTGTCCTTCATCGTATGCAGTCCAGTTATTATCTGGAGAATAATTTACAGAAAAACCAGTTAAGGCACATACTTTAAATTTATTTAAAGCAGATATTGAAGAATTTATTCCTGTTTTGTATCTCAACTTGAAGACATTTGGTGTTCCTAGGAAGTATGATCGTTCTCCTGCTTGTCCTTTTTGTTTTCTTGGAGCCATACCTTGTTTGAAGAAACGTATAATTCTTTTTACATTTCTTGCTTCCTTTTTACTTCTTGGACTTAATCGATAAGCAAAAGTGAAATCACGAAGTGTTGGGTTATTAAATAAAAGTTCCATATTTGAGTTTGGAACAATTCCAAATCCTCTCGCCATAATACTTTCTGGTGATACTTCAAATTGCGACATTTTAAGAACTTGTGATGCAAATGCAGATGCTGCTGTACCTTTTGCAGCAGCACTATCTGCTGCTGCACTTAATACGTCTAGATATAAATTTGCAGCCATTCCTCCTTTTGCTGCTTGTAATATACCTAAAGGACTTTGCCCTTTTGTTAATAATTGGCCAATTCCTGCAGCACCACCACTAAGAATGCCAGCACCTAAATGTTCTGACATTTTATTTAATGCAGTTCCAGTTGCACCTGCTGTCATTGCATTCATTTCATCTTGACCCCAAGAAACATTATTACTATCTGCTGCATTATTTGGAATAGGAAGAATAGCCATTCCTATGAAATCAGACAAAGGAGATATTCTTTGTATATTATTTTGAATTACACTTGTTGGATTTGTAAAAATACTTTCTGCTCCTGTTGGTTTATATCTATATTGAGTTATCTCTAATCTATCTTGTTGTTTTACCAGCATATCATAAGGATATGTTAGTAATTCTGTATTCCCAAATAATCTATTTTCATTGGGGTCTTTGAACTCACTCCCAGAAACATCAAAAGGAGTTAATGCCTTAATTGGATCTGTCATAGCTCCAATTATAGAACCAACTTTATTTAAAATTCCTTGAGGTCCAGTATCAACCGTACCACCTCCAATTACTTGGTCTTTGGATCCTTCTTTATTTTTTACAAAAGCCGGAAGAACACCCTTTCCTTGTCTTGCTTTTGGTATTATATCTAAAATCTTATCGTGAGTTTTTATTCTTTCTGGATCTGATATTAACGAAAGACTATTAAATGACCATACTCCATTTTTATATATTTCTACTTTTGCTGTTTGGACGCCACCAACAGTGACTATCTCATAAAGTTTTGTATCTCCATTATCTGGATCATAAGTAAGCGAAACATTCCTATCTCCAACTTGTAGTGGTTCTCGTTTTAGTGGATAGAAGTTGGAGTCTATTGTTTTTTCGGCCATTTATGGAGAAGATAAGTTATCTGGATAATCCCAAACTTTGGATTTGAATACTGGTTGTCCTCGTTTATCTACAAATCTTTCGGTTGGAAGTAGTGAAACTTCTCTCCATTCACTTTCTGGGACTTTGAAAAAATGACTACCTACACCAGAAAAAAGATAATTATGTAAAGTTTTTCTCGGTGCATTTACATTTCCTGATTTATTTATGTACGAAGCAGCAACTCCTCCTCTATATTGTGGATTTAGATAATGAAGATTAGAACCAAAGAATATTCCATTTCTTGGATTTACCTCCATAACATATAATAATGGTTGTCTATCCCAAAATTTATATTTTTGTGGATATTTTGCGGAATACATAAAAAATACTAAATCTCCAGGAATAATA